CTCTCCACTGCATCGAAACGAAGGGGTCCGCGGCCGGTCGCCAGATCCGCAGACGACTGGACCGAGCCGGGGACGATCGTCATCCGGCAATAGGGTTTGCGAAACGACACGTTGTCGCCCCCCTCCGTCTCGGGCCACAGGTGGGGGCGAACCTCGATGCCGCTCACCGTCCCGCCGCTATTGGCCGTGCCACCTGCCATGACACGGTGCAGGTTGCGAGTGCCGATCCGCATCATATCGCCGACCGAGACGACGAAGCCGCCGCCAAGACCCGTGATCGACAGTTCCTTGCGGTTGCTCTGGATCGACCCGACCGTCCCATTGCCGCCATTGAAACCGTTCGTGGTCGGCCAGGAATTGTTCGGGTAGCGGATCGGCGCGCATCGCGACAATGGGTAGGCAAGAAAGAGCTGCTGGCCGCCGTCGAGAGCTTCGACGCGCGCGCGCCAGTAATCGAGCTCGTTCGGCTTGAGCGAACGGGTGATATAGCTCGCCCTCCACAACGGCTCGCCGAAGTCCTTGACGTAGGTCACGCCGGCCGCCGTGCGCGACTGTTCCTCGCGACGCAGCAGGTCATAGTCGGTCGACCAGCCCGGCCAGTCGGCCAGGAGGTCGAAAGGAAAGGTGATTGCCATGAATTATATCCATCCGCCGCGCGAACGCGCGCTGAGGGGTTTCCGAGCCGAATTGACTCCCCTCCCGTGCTCGCCATAAGGTTGAGCAAACACGGGAGGGGAAGATGGGAGGGAAAGTTCACTTCGAGGCAGACGTGGAACATCTGCCGGCGATTGCTATGGCGTACTACCAGTCGGCGACGATGATCCTGCGGGATTTGGCAATGGAGCGAGGAAACGGGCCGTGGGTTGAAGCGATTCGGGAAGAAATCAGGCTTTCGATGAAGAATGCGCTGCCCGAGGGAATCCACCCGGACAAGGAAGCGGATTTCATCAAGGCTGCGTTAGACGCGGTCGATTCGGTTTTTAACCGGATAACATGGCGCGACTAGCACGATACGTCCGCGATAGATGGACATCTCCGCGCCATCTGTAGAGCGCGCGACTAGGCGGGTTATCGCTCCAGACTGCCGGTCGCTACCCTTCGCTGCTTCGTCATCCATTCTCATAGCCCCTGTACATTCCGTTTCTTTGCGTTCTGGATAGCCTGCACGGCACGCGCCGGCAGTTCGTGCTGCATCTGCGCAAGCTGCTGCTGCACGCGAGCCAGGCCGGCCGCGTCGGCCCCTGTGGCGTCGATGTTGACGTTGATGGGCACTGTCACACCGCCACCACCACCCCCCTGAGACGCCAGCTTCGGCATAACAGGCGCGCGCACGCCAACCGGGCCTCCGTCCGCGTATCCTCGCCTCAGCGCCTCCACGGCAGCCACACCGCCCATCCGGGCAACGTCGGCCTGTGAGAAGACGACTTCACCCTTGTGCACGATGCCGGCCGGCTGGTTCTTGCCGCCTGGGCCGGTGTAGCCGCCGGAGGCGAATAGGCCGACCTTGCCGATGGGGTTAAAGCTGCCGCCACCAAAGAGGCTTCCGAAAATACTGCCGAAGAGGCCGCCGCCGCTGGATGCATTCTGCACCTGAAAGATGCTGTTCAGCACGTCGTCGATGAGCGCATTGCCGATTTTCTTCAGGCTGTTGGCGAAGATATCGGCCGCCTTCTCGCCTTCGATGAAGCCGTCGATCATGCCGCGCGTCACGTCCTTGGCGGTGGCCATGACGTCCTCGGCAGACTGGCGAATTAGATCCTGCTTCTCGGCCAGCTTTTCAGCTTCCACACCCGCCCGAGCGTAGGCCTCGGCTGCCGCATCGATCTCGGCGGACAACTCCGGCGTGATCTGCTTCCCGGCCTTCTGCGCAGCGGTCAGCAGTTCCTGCTTGGCGCGCGCCTTCTCGACAGCAAAGCCGTAGTCGTTCACCAGCGGATTCATCGCGGCTTGCGCGGCATAGGCTGTGGTCAGGGATGCCGTGCGCTCGCGAATCTGGGCGATCTCGCGCTGATACTCGTCTGAACGTTCCTTCGCGCCCTTGCCGCCCTTTCCAGTGCCGGTCACTTTGTAGTCGTCGATGGACACAGCTTTGATGTCCGGATTGGCAGGCAGACGGCCTGTTTTCGACGCGGCGCCAGTGCCCTCGAACGCGGCCTCAATTCGATTCTGGATGTTCTTTTCGCTCAGGCCGGTGCCGACCTCGCGCCCGTTCAAGAGGTCTTGGTTGATCGACGACAGCTTGGAAACGATGCCCGGAATCCCGCCCATCACCTTCCTAAATTGGTCTGCCTTGTCGATGGCGTTGTCAAACCAGCCGAGCAGCTTCCCAAGGTCGCTGTCCGCAGTTTCGGCAATGATCTGACCAAACCCGCGCACAACATCAGCAAGGCTTTCGATCCCTTTACCAAGGCGGCCGCTGGCGTCCGTTGCCTTGTCGATCTTCCCGGCGGTGTCGACGAGAATATTCTGAAGTCGCACCATCTGCTGAGAGACGGTTAGCTCAGCCCCGGCGACCTTCTGCTCTAGGACAACGGAACCTGCTTCGAACGCCCGGAAGAATGCCTGACTAGAGACCTTGCCGTCCACGACGAGCTTACGCAGCTGCGCCACCGAGCCGCCCGCTTCCTTGAGGCCAGCCGCAGCGGCCTGCATGATGGTAGGTGCGCCCTCAAGGACCGAATTGAACTCCTCGGCGCGAACCGTGCCTCCGCCTAGCGCCTGGCTGAGCTGCAGGAGCGCGCCAGAAGCCGCAACTGCATCAGTGCCGCCGACACGCAGCGCCAGTGCTACCTTGTCGGTGAAGCCGATTAGCTCTTGCTGTGAAACGCCCAACTCCTTTTGCGTCAGGGCCAGCTTCGAATAGAGTGTAGTCAGACTCTCTACCGGCGCGGCGTTCTTTTGTGCCGCAGCGAAAAGCTGATCGTAAACGTCGGTCAGTGCTTCGCCCTGAAGGCCGGTGACCTTGAGTGCATTCTCGATCTGCCTGGCGGAGTCGATGAGCTTCACTGCCGCACCGGCCGAAGCCGCAACCGCGAACGCGCCGGCAATGTTGCGCCCAAGAGCCGTAAAGCCCGCCCCGATATTGCCGTTCATCGACTGAAATCGACGCTCGATAGCCCTTGTGCGCTGGTTAGTTACGCCCATGGCCTTATTCAAAGCATTCTGGTACTGCTTGACGTCAGCCGAAAGCTGGACGACAAGTCTTTCGACGTCGGTTGCCATTTATGGTTTAACCTTGCAGGATAGTTTCCGTGATGCGAGCAGGGAGGGCCTATGCAGAAACGCGCGCTCATCGTAGGGGTAATAGCGGCAAGCCTAGCCAGCCACGTGCTGGCCCGCGACCCATCCCCCGACACCTACTCGCCGTACACAAAGAAGGGCTATGCGAAGACCTTCAAGAAGTGGGGCAGCAAAGGGGTTGCCAAGATAAATTCGTATCGAAAAGCAGCTGCATTAAAGGTCGCAGAGATTCCTTCGTGCGACAACGTCGAATATGCTGACCTTTCGGACAACAGGAGCTCGCCGCCAGACAACATCGTTGTCTTCGTTGATTGCACTAATGGACAACGATTCTATCTAACCAGTGCAGAGTTGGACTCCAATGAAGCCGCCTCATCCAATCAGGAGAAGACGGCTTCATTGAATGATTCCGATTTGATTTCCGCCTGTGAGAAATCAATTCTTTCCAGCTTGAAATTTCCGTCTTCGTTCGACAAGTCGTGGTTCTCGACAAACGTTTATCGAGCGCCACAAGGGAACGTTGTTGTCACGTTCGACTTTACGGCGAAGAACGGCTTCGGAATGAACCTTCCTCAGCAAGCCAGGTGCGTCGTCGATGATCGCGGCATGCACCCACCGGAAATATCAAACAGATAGGGCGGCGCTAACTAACCAACCTCACCCGATGCCGCCTTGACGGCGAAAACACGGCGTGGTTGAGTTGGTTCGGGATGGCGGGCAATAAACTGCATCTGTGACTTCGGTCGTCGCTCATGTGCGCGAAGGTCTTGCATCCGCAAGACTTGAGCGGCGGACTTCCATCCGTCAGGTGCAGGGAGTCTCAACCATGTTGAAACCCAGGCTAGTCGCTGTTCGGGCATACGTCCGGATGCGGCTTGGACGCTGGGAAAACGTCTGTGCGCATGTGCGGTCGTGGCCTCGGCAGTTGTCCTTTGACTTTTAGGTAGGGCTCACACCCCTACCCGCCCGCCATCCCACCCTATGGAGCCATGGTCACACCAAAGCATCCACAAGACGAACCCGATGCCGCCTGACAGTCTCCTCGGCGCATCCGAGCATTCGCGCAATCGCGGCGTTGCCGTAGCCCTGCCGGATCAACGCAATCGCTCGATCCTTGTACGGCGCGGCTGGCTGATGCTCGATCACGCGCGGCCGCTGGTCTGTCGGCTTCCGACTTTGAACGCGCCGTACCTCCCGGACCAGTTTCGGATTGCAGCACAGTTGACGCGCAATCTGATCGTCGTTGTACGGCCCGGCGTCCAGTAGCGTCGTGATCTGGATGCGCAATCGTTCCGTCACATCATCAACGACGCGTTGGCGGTTGGCATATGGATCCATCACCATGCCGACGACCACAAGCGAATTGCGCACCGCACCACCATGCGGGCCAGGGCGCCTTTCTCCGAGTGCCGTTCTGACGCCGAACGGACGAACGCCAATCGTGTCGGGCTCGACATATTCGATGCGCAGCCTGCCGTCGTGTCCGATGACGACCGCCCTCCCAGCGCCGTCATACTTGTTCACGTCAACAAAGACCGGCTCGCCGTCCACGACCATCGCGCAGAAATTCGGTTGTGCCGGCGTGATGGACGAAACGACCGATTCGAGGCGGTCGATGTTCTTCTTGAGGCGGAGGGCGTCGTCTACCTTGGTGCTGGTGCGGCGGTCGTGACGCTGAACAGAAATCGGCTTCTCCATCTTGCCGCGGCGGTATTCCATGAAGACGTCGATCAGCATCTTGCGAACCGCTGCGGCCTGTGCCGTGTTCGACCACATGCAGATCAGCAGGGCCTGCGGTTCGTTGAGGAAATACTCGGTGAATTCCTTGCCGCGATAAGCGCCACGCCGTGTGGCGCTAACGCCGTACCCACTGAGTTCTGCGGCATTGCGCTCGATTATCTGCCTGATGGCACGCGGTCGAGCAAAGCCGAGGCGCTCGCCAAGCAGCACATCCAGGATACGCGGTTCGGCATCAATTTCGGTATTCAGATCAGCAATCGTGAAGGCGGCGTTCATACCACTGCCCTCCCGAACTGCTCGTCCAGTCCGTCCCAATCTGCAATGCCGGATTCGGCGGCGTCATCCTCGATCTCGTCCTCTTCAAGATCGCAGTCTCCGTCCATGGCGTCGAGGCGGGCGAGCAACAACTCTACAGCGTCGCCGATTTCTCTTTTCGTCGTGAACGCCTGCAAGAGTGTTGCGGGTGTCGGTCTTCTGGTATGGTCTTCGATAGCTCTGGTCATGGGGTCCATCCGTGGTTGGAGTCAGACCCTCGCCTTCGTTGCACCGCAGGTGAGGGTCGCTAACGACACCAATCATGATAGACATTATAATGTTTGTCAAATGTTGCTTGACGCATGGCCTTGCGCTACAAAGGCGTCATGAACGATGAAATCAAAGACACGCGCGTCACGATATTAATGTCGCCATCGGAACTAGCCGTTCTCGATGAGTGGCGTCGGAAGCAATCAGATCTACCTAATAGGTCTGAGGCGATCCGCAGGCTTATTGCCTTGGGCGTGCAAAACCAGAAAAAATCCTGACCGTTCCCTTTGCGTTCACTTTATCCCGCGAACAACCGTTCGTAGAGTTGCGACAGGGTTTTCTGGGGGTGGAATGGCCGTACTTTACATTGATGAGAGCGGAGAGGAAGGGCTGTCACCATCGAGTTCGGAATGGTTTGTGATTGGCGGCGCCTTGGTCCCAGATTATATCGCTGACAATCTCGAAACTCACTACAAAGATTTCAGAGAATCATTTCACAGCCAGAAGGGGTGGAGCTTCCACTTCCAGAAGGCTTCGCACGACACTCGCCTCGGCTTCATTTCAATGCTATCTCGCGCAGAAATCCGATGTCATGCGGTGGCGTTTCACAAGCCATCTTTGATCAAGAGAGACGTTTTTTCACAAAAGTACAAAATGTACTTTTATGCCCTCCGGTTCATGCTGGAGCGTGTAACGCGACATTGCGGTGAAAACGACGAGGTGGTGAAAATACACCTCTCGACAAGGCGGGGCCTCAGCACGGAAAGCCTAAGCAGATATTTGCATATCCTGCATAGAAATCAGTTCACTCGTTCCGATCGAATGAAGTGGGATTACGTAGACATCCAAAACATCGATCTAAGCCCCACCGCGAGGCTTTCAGGGCTACAAGCGGCGGACTGTGTAGCAAGTTCTTTGTATAAGGCTCTGGAAACTTCAAAGTACGGCACGGTTGAGCCGAGATACATTGCGGACATGTACGGATGCTTCCACAGAGACGGCATGGATTATGGAAAATCCATAAAAACATGGCCAACGATACCGAGGGAACAATGGCACGAACGTTTGTTTCCCGCATATAAAATGGGCAGGAAACTTGGCGGCTGAATTTGCACCACGAGGGCCCAGTCCGTTACGCTTCCTGCCCGCCACAGAACGATCAATTCTGTGGTATCGCGTACGTCTGCCGCCCTATAAAGTTTGGACGGACGGCAGACGCCCAAAGCCCTTGGCCATTTGCGAGGGCTCGTCGGGCAGGACCGCAACCTAGTCGCCAAACCGACACGGATGCGAAAATCACTATGAATTAGTCATAGAACAAACCGTGAACGTTGTCAACAAGAAGAGCCTGCGAGGTCATCACTCCTCGCAGGCTCTTCAATAAACCCATGGGGCTTGAAGCTTTGTTCGACTATGCGGCGTCTAGCCAAGGATCGGCGTCATCCGACATCACTCTCGCAACAGACGCGGCGTAATTGTCTTCAGTTGGCTCGATGCAGATTTTTCCGAGCTTCCCCCACAACTGATGCGCAGCTTGGAGCCCAAAAATTGAAGCCGCCAGGTCAACATACTGTTGCGCATCCTGCCTATTGCGGAGCAGCGGATTCATCGCCTCACGCCGTTGGCCTATTGGGTAGAATTCGGCAAGCATAGCCATTCTTCCGTTCTCGCATCGCTTGGACTCTTTCTCAGCTTCCCTTGCCGTCTCGGCGTCATCCAAAATCCCGCCGCATCCGCGAATGAACCCAACGGCCTCATCGAAAACAATATCGAACCACTCGCCGTTAACGCGCCGAGGTTGATAGTGTCTTTTGAACTCCGCCTCTATCTCGCTTGAATTCAAAATTGCGCCCGTGAACGCGATACGCCCAGGATTCACGCCTGAGCTTCGGCAAACTGTGGTTACACGATGTCTGGGCTGTGACGACCTGCCGACCTTTACTCGTCCGGCCGGCCCCTCGATAATATAAACAACTCCACCACGAGGCGTTTTTTCAAACTCAAACCCGGTGGTTGCAAGTTCCGGAATGTGCGTATACGAATTCACGATCTGGATGGTCATCTTGTCTCCTCTACGGTGAAAGCTGCCGAGCGGTTACTCGGCAGACTCTTATATAGTAGAGAAGATGACGAAATCGCCAACTCATGCGCGATTTTTGTGTGACGCCGCGCCGATGGTGGCACACCGACGCGGCAAGAGGCGATTGACGCCTGCTGAAAGGAAATAGCTTGCGCGTGATCCACCCTCACCCCTAGATTGCGCTCGGGGAATTGAGGAATTAAGTTGCCGCTATATAAAGGTGCTGAAAAGGCAATAGCAGAGAATCTGCTCCGCCTATCACTGGGGGAGCGCGCCCCCATGATTGCTATTGGCCACTTCACAGGGGTGCAGTTTGCAGAACTTAACGTTCAACGGCGTTCTGTTGGGCTGCACTTGCTCGAAGACAACGAAATACTATTTATTGGCCGACACCTATACGAGAGCCGGTCACGCGACGGGTATACCCGAGAAGATATGATTGCTCAAATCGTGAGCGCCATATCGCCGACTTCTGTATCATTCACGTCGGAGATTGTTACGTTCACACAAAATCCAAACCTGCGGAGCGACGGGTACGGCAACATGGTGAACGACCGGGCCGTTTTTGAGATGACGAAGAAGAAACCGAAGGCCGAACTCTATTCGGTCATGCCTAAGGGCGACCATAACAAGCCGCCTAAATGACAAAGGCCGCCTTGCGGCGGCCCAGTCGAGACGGCCCTGGGTAACTTATTGGGCCCCAGCGCCTCCGTCTCGATGGTCTATATATGCCAAACAGCATACGTTGTCAACCGCGCGGCAACCTGTCGGTTACCGTGCACCCCACCACGCCGCTAACCCTTCCCCTGCAGCCACTCCCAAATCTCGTCAACCTCACCACCATCCAGCTTGCCAGGCTCGTCTGTGCTGTTTGCCTTGATGTACCCATCAACCGCAGCCATGAACTGCCACATGGTCATGTCGTTGACCTCCTGCGGTGTGAAGCCAATGGCTGCGCCAGTACCGTAGATTGAGGCTATTCTGATTTTTCCGTTGGGGAGGTCGTCGATGCGTTCTCCGCCTCCCCTTCTGCTTCCCCCAGCTTTTCCTCCGGCGCCCCCTGCAAGCCTGCGGCAAGGATTGCTTGCGCAACCAGCACGTTCTCGAGGGGCGGGCGGGCCTCTACATAGGCGCGCACCTTCTTCAGCGCGTCAGCCGGCGTCATGCCGCCGCCGATCAAGCCGAGCCGGACAACATTGCTGATGTCCTCCACGCGCCATTGCCCGGAGTAAAGGCGGTTCAGAACCACATACGGCCCGGCGTCGCACTGCTCCTGCAGTTCGGCCAGTTGGCCCCACGCCAGGCGGAAGGCATATGTGCCATCCGCCCAGTCAAGCTCAATCCGCGCATCACGAGCCATTAGGTGGCCTCGCTAGTCCGCACCATCTCGCCGTCAGACTGCATGCTGATGGAGATCGTCGCACGCTCGCCGTTGTTGGCGCCGATTTCGAGCGATTCCACCTGCATCTTGCCGGTGTAGATGTAGGTCGTGACCGGGAACTCAATCTCCACCTTCACATTGACAGAGTCGATGCTTTCGGCGGCGGCGAGCCACGACACGATCGACTCCGACGCAAGAACGCCCTCGCCGCTGATCGACATGGAGAGCGATGCGGCATCGCGACCGATCCAGTCGACCTTATCGGGGTCCGTGCAGTCCGGGATAGTAACTTCGTTGAGGTTCTTGCTGAGCGTCACGCTTCGCTGCGTAAGGCCGCACGGTGCGGCATAGACGGCGGGGGATGCGCCGTTGGAAAGCATGACGCGGATTTTTCCGCCCTTGATGGTCGTCGCCTGAGCCAATCTGGCCTCCTGATATGAAAAAGGCCGCTCATGGCGGCCAGATGGGTGGGAATTTGCGGGTGTGGCGCTATTGCGCGTCCACGATCACCGTGAAGCGAACCGCAGCCTGCTTTATCGCGCCGTTTTGGATGTAGTCGGTGCGCAGGTGATCGAACGAAACGACACGGTTGGTCGCCAAGGTCGGCGTCCAGTTTCTCAGGGCCACGCGGACGGCATCGGCCATCTGCCGAACCTGCGACAGAACAGTTGCATCAGACCAGCAATCTACCTGGATCATCGCCTCGCCGCCATCGACGCAGTCATAGTCATCCGTAATAAAATTGGATGGCCCGATAGCGATGTAGGGCCTTGCCCACGTCCCTTTCGGTATGTCAGCGACACGGCTGGAAACCAGCGCCGCAACGCCAGCATCGGCTTTCAGGCGCGTGATAATCGCGTCCTGAAGCTCAAGGACCGGATCGGCCATGGTCGCTCCTAACGGCCGGCAGCTACAGCCTTGGCCGACTTGGTGATTGCTCTGGTAATGCGGGATTTGGTGCGCCGCCTCAGCGCCCTGTAGCTCACGAAGAAGAAAGGCTGTGCCTTCGTGCCAGGGTGCATGGTTCCAGCATAAAGACCGCCGTTCTCATGCGCGGCGGTGGCGAACTCGACCAAATGGGCGTATCGCACCTTGCTGTTGCCGGCGAAGATCGTCAGCGCCAGTTTCCCGTCCGAGGATTTCACGGTGGCAATCGCCTGACTGTATTTCGGGCGCTCGCCCCACGTCCAGCCAATGCTGTCACGAAGATCGCCACTGTCAACGGCAACCAACGACTTCATGAGCGCTACGATTTCGTTTGCGCCCTGCTCCATCGCGGCTTTGATGGCCGCCTCGGCAGCGGCGGGCAGTTTTTGCAGCTTCTTATTGAGGCGAGCGAGGCCGAGGATTTTTGTCACCCCGCATCCCCCGCAACCATCAGCACATCCAGATACGCATTCCGCTCATCCGGGTTCGTGACAGCCTTGATATTGTAGGCAGCGCCCGTTCTGGCGTTCACGGCCCGCCATGCGGGCGTTATGGCGCGCGTTCGCGTCGAGCTGCGCACCGTGCACACAAACGGCTGTGTGCCCTGCAGGCGGCCCGCCATGACGGTTTCTCCGCCGCGCAGCGGCATGAGGCGGGCTGGCTCGGTAAACCTCGACTGCCATCCTACCACCACGCCACCATACCCGTCGTCGCCCTCAACTTGCTGGAGGAAGGCGATGCGCTCGGATAGAGACCCCGACCCACTACGCTTCACCATCACGCTCCTCCTTGCTGACCGCCACTGCCTTGTCACCAGCCGCAGCGGCACAGGCGCGGGTTACGTTGAGGACCATCCCGGCCTTGTAGGCGACGGTGAACCCTGGCTGGCGCCAGTTGAAGTCCTCAACGAACCGGACCCACATTAAGCCCCCGCCACGGCCGCAGTCGCATTCGACGTCTTGGTGACAACGCCGGCATCGCTGGTCGCCGTCACGACAACGGTGATGACCTTACCCTCTTCGTCTTCGGTCAGCTCGTAGGTCGC